ATCATGCTCCTTTATGGACTATGCAAATGACAGCATTTGATGCATCTTCAGGGCTTAATATTTATAAAATTCCTCCCTACATTTTGGATAACTTAGAGTATGTTGTTTACAAGAAAACTCTTTTATCCATTCAACATCAAGCAGGTACACTAGAGTTTGATTTCTTTATCAAATACTTCCAAGATAATTTCTTGTTTCAAAATTTTGGTGTAGGAGACTTCTATCTTCTCCAACAAAACCTAGAGATAATGAGAAAAGTTTTAGGACAAGAAGGCAGTTGGAATGTAATAAATAATAATTACCTACAGATATATCCTAAGCCTGTAGTAACTCCCCAGCCAGTGGTCATTGTTTATAGAGCATTAGATTCTAATACGATGCACCCAGCATACCTGAACTGGATTCAACGATTTTCTTTGGCTGTTGCTAAAGGGGTTCTTGGAGAAATTCGTGGTAAATACGCTACTTTGCCCTCCCCTGGTGGTGGAGCCATGCTTAATGGTCAGGTACTTGTACAGGAGAGTGCAATGGAAAAGGAGCAACTTATAGAGGAGCTTCTTTCGGAAATTGAAGAGCCTCCCGCCTTTACCGCATTCTAATGGCTAAAAAAACTTACAAAGTAAAAGTAGAAGTACCACCTCTAGCTGATATCGATCAGTTAAGTGATAGTGAACTTAATCTTTTCGATCCACAAAACCCAGATATATCATTATTTAATTTGGTAGATGATGAGATCATTAAGCTGTCTGGATCTAAACTGAATTACTATAAGTACTATAGAAATGAAGATTATGATCCTGTATACATGGAGGCTAGAGATAAACCAGTGGCTTCTGAACCTGTAACTGTTTACGGTCATTATGACCCTAGAGTATTAGAGGAAAATCTGACACAATTCGGTATTGAAGTTACCAATGATCAATTATTTATATTTAATAAAAGCTATATAGAAAGACAACTTGATAGATCTCCCATTCCTGGGGACCAAATTAAACCAGAGTTTCAAAATTGGAAATATGAAATTTTTCAAGTACAAGAAGATAGCTTCGAAGCTTATGGTGTATACCATATGGTATGCTCTGCCAAACTACTACGGGATTCAGAGTCTGTACAGGACACTCCTCTAACTGATGTATCTGATCCTATAGACGATGAGTTCAGATACTAATGGTAGATATCCCACAACACAAAGGAATTGTATATCTACAACCTAGCCAGCACTATGTTTGGAACACGGAAAGTGATCTGGATCAAGCAAACCGTGACCTTTCCGCAATAGCAGATAAGGGTTTCAATTGTGTTGGTCTTCTTGTTGGTATGGGGGATATAATATCCAACTGGGATCCGCTGGCTCCTTCTACTTCGTCTCTTAATACAACGGGTACGCAATGGATATCTAGTTTTGTTGATTATGCTAACACATATGATTTAAGTGTAATAATAAATTGGAGGTGTATGGGTTCTATTGCCCACCAGCCTTCTGGAGGTGAGGATTTCCCTGGAGATGATGACCATGCTATTTTTCTATCAGATGTCGGAAGTCCCTCTAATCCTCTAGATGCTTACTGTGATACCAGCCCCAAACATGACGGCGGATGCGATAATCAACTGGCGGGTACACATCATATAGAAAAAATTTCTCGCGGTTGGGATTGTCTGTGGAATCCAGATACTATACAATGTATTCAATCATATCATATAGAATTAGGAAGACTTCTTAAGGATAAACCTAATATACTTTATTACAAATTTTCTCAGGAAAGTTTATATCCAAATCTAACTTATTCTAACGATCAGGCAACTGTGGCATCTTCTTTTGCTAAATGGCTCTATGATGATCCTGATAACTTATTAGGTGAAACAGATTCTACAGATCTTGCTAACTGGTACACCAGATGGGGCGCTGATCAAGCACATAGCTCTGCTATAGGGGATACTGTGGATCTACCCTCTGTGTCCTCTTGGGATATATTTTCTAGTGTTGCGGTCACTTCAGCGTTAGACGGGAATGCTGAGGCGGCGACTCTAAGGTTTGGATTCATAAGAGGAGCTAGCGCTAATAATGCAGGTGCAAGTTTCTGGACTACGAAAGCAAACAAAGGTTGGACTATAGGAGATGGCTGTGATCCAGTGTCAGGTATATCTTCTAGAAAAGTCAAACAAGGAGACTTTTTTAGATGGTTCTTAGGAAATGGTTTAGGAACTGGTCTGGGATATGGAAATGATTATTATGGGTTGTCTTTATCTTCTATGGCTTCTGCTATTAGGGTACATGATACTAATGCTATGATGGCGGTAAAGCATGTTTCAAAAAGATTTTTAGAAGCATGGGGCTTATCCACAGCAGAAGTAGCTAAATATTATTCTAATCCTGCATCTGATATTATTGCTATGGGGCATTATCCGCAATGGAAAGCAGATGAGTTTGTAAAAAAGGATGGGGGTGCTGATATAACTTTTACTGAACGGGTTGCAGATATAGTAACGCTATCAGGAAATGGAGCTTGGGTTGAACATGCAGATGGGTATAGGCCAATAACCATATGGGAAACAGGATTTAGAGCATCTAGTACAGAAAATATGCCAATAACTACTGATCTTAGAGATGTAAATTATAATCTTCAAAGAGCTTGGGCTGAAACTATTGATCATGAAGTATCTGCAAATACTTCTCATCCTGTTAAAGGATATAATTTATGGGAATTTACTGATCAGTATATTCCTAAATCTGATACTCTTGTTATGAACAATCGTTTTGGATTATTAACAGTAGATGGAAAAGCAAAAGATGTATTTAATATTTTCAACGGGACTATAGAAGTTAGCGCGATGGCCGACACAGACGGATCCAATGGAGAATTTAGTAGTGTTCAAGCAGATCCAGACATAGTTTATATAACTTCAGGTCAAACAATTAAATTCATTAATCCGTCTTCTACTATAAGATATATTTCAGTAAGTGATTCTGGTGGATCAGCTATTGTAGCAGATGCTAGCTGCTTACCAGCAGCTGCTGGGGATATTGATCCTTTTGATCCCTCGGCAGTGTATACACATACTTTTAATTCGCCTAGAGGGATCTATACAATGAGTGCTACAGAATAATGGGATTTTCAGGTACAATTTGCGTTGATATGTTTGACCTAAGTGGTGTCATTAGAAATGACACTGCTGGGGCTACGCTGTCTGCCATAGAAGGGGCAACAGTATCTTTTGGTCTGTCTAGTACTACTACCAATTCTGATGGAGAGTACCGACTATCTGCGCTAGGATGTGAAGAGAATACCTTTAAGGTTACTTATGGGGCAGGTGAGTGGACAACATGTAGTATAACATCGTCATTCCCTTGCGCCCAATACAATACAGCAGATTTTAATATACAAAAGAAAAATGCTGTTAGCGGTTTTGTTTATGATATTAACACTAGCGCGATTGGAGAAACAAATACATACGGAACTGGTCTTTCAGGAGCACTTGTAGTAATAAAACCAGATGGTCTTGTGGGAAATATCCCCCCACCCGCAGTCTATGAATTCACGGACGCTGACGGTAATTTTGAAACCATCCCAGACCTTCCAGGGGAAGGGGGTATTCTGGGTTATTCAGTGGAGGTTAGCGCGGCTGGATATACTGGGTCAAGCAGCCCATCTCTGGTAAGTGGTATTTTAGCTAACCATTTGGTGGGATCTTCATTGCTTAAACAACATTTTGGCTTGTATGCTGATGTGCATTTAAATGGAACTATAAAAAGGGAGGGTCCTGTTTCAATTAATCCTCTAGCTGGTGCTAGTGTTGTTTTAAGCCCTCTTGGGACAGCACTTGCACATACTTCTAGCGTAGAAGTATCTGCGACTGCTGATGTTAATGGTGACTACACTTTCGATGATCTTGATGGGGTATTTACATGTTCTAATTGTGATGGAAAATTCTTAAGTAGAATCTCTGGCCCCAGTGGGCCTGGGCCTCGATCTAGCTATACTATTTCTATATTTGATGGGGCTACTTTACTCCACACTGAAGCGATTACACTAACAGCTAGAACAGAAATATATAATACTTTTGATTTCATCAAAGCCCTATCAGAATTAGAACGAAAGAAATATTTTACAGAATTAGAACCCTCTCAACAAATATTTAAACAAAAAGGTAAATCAAGTATCCGTTGGTATTTAAATAGTCTCCAAAAGGAGGCTCTTGCTGAGGCAGCAAAAAATACCACAACAATATACAAGCATACCTTAAGAGCGCTGTTAAAAGAGTTTGGAGAACTAAAGTATTCTTCGTCAGAACATGAAATAATAAATGTAAGATGTATTCATGCTAATCCAGAACGAGCAGTAGCAAAAATTTTTCAAGAAGACAATATAGTTATTCCTATCATGTCAATTAGCCAGCTTTTTACAAGCAATGATGAAGACCGAAGGAGATATGATTCTTTGATGTTACAAGAATCTATATGGGATGAAGATTCCCAGAGAGCTATACGAGTTATCAGTACGGTGCCCAGGCCTATAAATATATCATATGGTTTAAATATTTGGACGAAGTACATGAGTGATATGGATCAGTTGTCTGAACAAATTAGGCTACGGTTTAACCCAGGGCTAGAAACTATCATTACCCCATACAATAGTTTAACAAAAGCCTTCTTAGCTTCAGAAACGGATGGAAGGGTACTACAAACTGGGGACAGAGAAGACAGAATTATTCAAAAGACTTTTCAAATTGATGTTGAAACATACGCCAATCCTGCCAAATTCTTGTATTCTCACACTGGTAAGATTGAAGCGTTTAGAACTGAGGTGGGTTTGGGAGATGATAGTGGAGAAGATATTGTTATTGATTAGGAGTTTGAAAAAAATAAAGTTCAAATTATATGCGAAGTGAGTAGATAAAATAGGAGTTATTGTAATGAAGAAGATCAAAAACA